CCTGCAGTGATCCCGGCCCTGTAGCGCACGCGAATGGATGCCTGAACCACCGACACAGACGCTCCCGCCTTGATGCTTTCCAAGCCGCTTTTCATGCGAATGTCAGCCCACACCGTCGCAACATCAGTCCAGCCGGGGATGGGCTGGCCTAGCTCGTCGGTGGCAGTGCTCGGGCTTTGCAGCACGCATCTGCGATTGAGGCGCCCGGCTTGCATCAGGCGTACACCTTGAAGGGCTGCAGCAGGTAATCCGCACCGTTCGGCAGGGCCGCGACAGATGCGCCGACCACCACGTCTTCGCGGTTGGCGTACAGATGAGCCGTTGTGAGCAGCACGGCGGCCTTGATTGACTCGTTGACCACGATGCCGTCAAACACCTGACGGTAGGCCACCTGGGCGCGCATGTAGGCTGTCTCTGCCACTTGGAGGGCGGCAGTTTGCTCAGTGGTGTCGGTCATCGCGTCAGCAGCGGTCACGGCGGCTGCGTAGGCGGCGGTGGCCGTGGTCAGCGCGGCGGGTGCGGCGGTCATCGCGGCGGTGAGCGCGGTTTCGTCTGCATACACGCCACGGTCGAGCGCCTTCACAGCGGCCTGCTCTGCTGCGGCGATGTAGATGCCGATCAGAGCGTCTTCGTCCGTGCCGTCCGCGCGCAGATGCAGCTTGGCTTCATCGACCGTGACGAATGTCATTTGTTCTCCGGCGCGGCCTTGTGGGCCTTGTTGCTTGGTGGTTTGGCTGCCTTTTCTTTTGGCGCTCCGTCCGTTGCCCAGCCTTCGGCCACTGCTACGGCGATCATTTCTTGATCGTCTGTCTCGACTTCCTGCCCCGCCACGTAGTCAACGCGCCTGCAGCCGCCGTGCCAGTAGGGAAAGTCGGTTTTGATGGTCAATTTCATGGGGAGTACCAAAAGAAAAGGCCCCGAAGGGCCTTTGTTTAAGCTAGTTCTTTGTAGTCTTCAAGGATTTGCCTCGCCCACATGAGCAAGTCAGAAACTCGTTGGCCAGGTGGTTGCGTCTTGACCCAAAGTTCCAGGTTCTCAAACCGGTTGTCCTTGCGATCACCGTTCAAGTGATGAACGTTCTCATTCTTCCGAAGCGGTCGCCCTAGCTTCTCGGACATCACGCTGCGATGCTGGTACACATAGCTGTTTGCGGTCGCGTTCGGGTCGCCAGGCGCATACCGCCAGATGTACCCATTGGTGCCCTCATGCCACTGATTCTTTCCCCTGGCGTGCCACTTGTACTTTGCTTTGGTGTGATCGCCGTACTTGACAAACAGTGAGTAATGCCCACCGCACAAGCCTCTTGCTAACGGCTTCTTGTCACACCCATCAGCGATGCATTTTTCTGGCAATTTCTGGTGAAACACTCCACCCGCCAACGGGTCGCCGTATTTCTTATGCCGTTCAAAGTGTGCACTGCAAAACCCGCTTTTCCTGTACAGCGGCCTTTCGCACCCATCAACCGAACATCCTAGCTCCGTTTTTTCGCTCATTGGCGGCATTCAAATTTATTAAGAATGCCGCCATTCTAACGTTTACAGCAACTTACGCAGCACTTATTTTCAACAGCTTAATTGCTTGCGTATTGCGCAGCTTCCCACCCACGCGCTTGCGCACGTAGAACTTGACGAAGCCAGGGGTGGTGATTTCGTCACGGGTGATGCGCATACCCACGCGGTCGGCGATCAGGTAGCCTTCCTTGAAGTCGCCAAAGGCCAGGGAGAACGCGCCTGCGCCAACGGCGGGCATGTCTTCCGCTTCGGTGATGCCGTAGCCCATGAACGTGGCTGGCTGGCCAGCAGTCAGGGCGGGCTGCCAGAGGTACTGGCCTGCGGTGTCCTTGTACTTGCGCAGAGCAGCCAGAACCAGCTTCGACGTCACCCATTGGGCGTTGTTGCGATACCGGGCACGCAACGAGTACACCAGGTCGTAGAAGGTGTCTGCGCTGGTAGGCAGCGCTGCGGCCTGGCCCGAAGCGATGTACTGCAGCGTGCCGAACGCACGGCTGGCATCAGCAGTGGTCTCAGGGGTTGGGCCAGCCAGGAAGCCAGTGGGCTTCTTGGTGCCGTCTCCGCTGATGAACGCGACGCCTTCGCCCTGGGCGATGGCTTCAGCCGCCGACATGGTCAGCCAGTTTTCGACATCAAAGAACAGGTCGTCCAGCGATTCTTCCGACGCCTGGGGCTTGGCAGATGCCATGCCGAACGTGGGAGCGACTTCTGCCAGGTTAGGCGTGTTGGTCTGCGCCCGGGTGTCGGCTTCGCCAACCCACTCGAAGCCGGCACCGTTGATGTCGAACAGCTCTTTGTAGTCAGGGCTGCCGACAGTGCGCACAGTGGCGATCTGGCGAATTGGGGAAATGTCCACCGACAGGCGGGCAATCTGGCGCTCGATGATCTCGGGCAGCGCGAAGCCGCCAGCGGAGCCGGTCGAGGTCACGGTCTGCGTTGCGCGGGTTTCGCGGCCATCGCGGTTCTTGGCTTCCAGTTGCTTTGCGGCAGTGGCGGCCTTTTGCTGGCGCTCGTGGTCGTTGGGAGCGCGCATCCAGTCGAGGAAGGCATGGCGGTATTCCACCGCTTCCTTGCTTTCGCCTTCTTGACGGCCGCCATCCATCGCGCCGGGACGGGCCAGCTTGGTTTCCATCTTTTCCAGCTTGGTCTTGACTTCGCCCAGGCCTTCAATGTGGGCGTCGATCTTGGCCAGCTTGGCATCCAGGGCTTCAGTGGAAGCGCCGGACTTCACTGCTTCAATGCGGGCGTCGTTGGTCTTCTTGTATTCATCAAACGCGGTGGCGATCTTGTCGAGTGCATCGGACACGGACTTGATGGTCGGGTCTTCGCGCTTTTCGTAAGCGCCGACAGCTTGGGCCTTGGCCGTGAATGCGGCCATGTGGGCGGCCATGACGGCCAGGAGGGAGAGCGATTTACGCATGATGGTGCTTTCTGAAATGAAAAAAACCACCCGAAGGTGGCTTGTTGGTGATGACGGGTTCGTCAGGATGTGAGGGAACGGAGCAGCCGGTCGGCTGCCTTCATTGCCACGGCGGTCGAATTCGCAGAATCACTCCGCACTTCTCCCATCCGCATGACGCGGGACACGTAGGTGGTCGCGTCGGCCTTGCTGAAACCTGCCTCTCGCAGGATCCGCTCGGCATTTTTCGGAGTATTCATGGACTTACCCATGTCCTCCATGTCGTCATCAGCGCCCTTCGCCTTCTGCAAAGCGGAGAGAGCGTCTTTCATCATCTTCATCATCTTCATCTGAGACTCGTCGCTCGTCGGCTCGGTGCCGTCCAT